GAGGACAGCATCACCGAGCCCGTCGCTGACTTCATCATGGTTGTTGAGTTCTATGACCTCGTTAAAGAAAAGATGTTTATCTGGAGCCCCGACTACAAGAACGGCGAGAAGTTCCTGTATGACGGCGTTGTGCTGGATGTCGGTGTAGTCGAGGATGGCGAGGAGCCAGAGCAGGAGAAGTTTGACGGCATCCCGTTCCAGACTGCATCGGGCAAGCCGGTAGTCCCCATCGTCCCCATCTACATGAGCCGGGAGCCAGACGAACCGCTGCGCGGGTACAGCGCGCTGCGCAGGGTCTATGACCAAATCGTAGAGATAAACACCATCCGTACCTTCCAGGCCAACGGCATCCGTAAAGCAGCGCGACAGTGGATGGTAGTCTCTGGCCTTCTCGACCCTGAGAGCATGGCGAAGATCGCACAGGGCCAGGACGGTGAGTTCATCCAAGTAGAGCTGTCACCCGGTCAAGACCTCCGCTCAGCCATCGCGCCTGTACCGCACAGCCCCACGCCTCCAGAGTTACAGACTTATGAGCAACAGGTGGAGTCAGACTTCAGCCGCGGCTCAGTCATGGCGCCGTTCACCAGAGGTCAGGCCACCAAGGCCACGGCCACCGAGGTCACCGCACTGGCAGCCTACTCCGCGTCCGAGATTGGGCGACAGGCGCGGGAGCGGGATGCGGCCATCGCTCAGGCAGCACAGACTTATGTGGTCATGCTGTCAACGCTGATGGACGATGGCGACGTAGTTGTGCGGCTGGGCGGGAAGTCGCAGGTGGTCACGCCCGATGACCTACGAGGTGACTTCAGCTTCTTCGCGCAGGACAGCGGATCGACCCCGATGTCTGACAGCGTAAAGAAGCAGGAGCTAACGAACCTTGTCCCGCTGTTACAGAGTTTAGGTGTGAGCAACGACACCATTCTCAAGTCCCTTGTCCGTGCTTATGATTTGCCGGAGGACTTCCTCCCTGAAGCAGCGCCGCCCATGCCGCCCGTCGCTCCCACAGGAGCACCGACACCGGGAGGAGCCCAGCCCCCGAACCCGATGGCGGCGATGGCGGCACCTAACCCCGCCAACATCGCACCTCTTCTTCCGCCCGGAGGAGTCGTCTGATGCCCATCTACGAGTACAAGTGCCGCTCCGGTCACCTCATCACTGAGCTTCGCAAGTACGAGAGCCGGCTCGAAACAGTCGTCTGCGGCAAGTGCGGACAGCACGCGGGTATCGTTGTCTCCATGCCGGCTAAGACAGCGTGGTCCTGGGGTGATACCAAGTGGGACGGTTACCATGACCGCGGGCTGAACATGACGCTGCGCGACAAGAACCATCGCGAGCGGGTAATGAAAGCCAAGGGCCTGCGCGAACTGCAAGACGGTGAAGTCGAGGCTGAAGTCTCTCGCGCAACCCGTGAGCAAGAGCAGCACGACAAGAACATGAGCAAGTTCCAGCGCGTCCTCAACGACACTGGCTCTACCGCGATGGCGATGGCAGAGACATTCCCCAACCCGGAGGTTTGAGATGGCCGAAGAGATGGACATCATGGAAGACTACGGCGAGAGCGCGGACATGCTTCAGGAGTCCGCTGATGACATGCTCCCGACCGTAAAGGGCCGCTTCAGCAAGTCCGCACTGAACGGGCTGGTGAAGAGCTTCAACAAGTCCCTTGAGGTCGCAGGCTTCCCGGGCGACTACCCGATGTTCGACGGGGACCAGACGACCCTCCCGGTTGACTTCGTTCGCGGGCTGGCGATGATGGCCGACGCCGCTGAGGAGACTGGCGCTGGCGTAAGCATCACGCTGGACGGTGTTACCGACGACAGGGGCCTCGCTCTTCTCGCCGGTAAGCTCGATGCCCTGGCAAAGTCAGATGCCTTTAAGAAGGCGATGATGGAGCCACAGGGTATGGAGGTAGAGGTAGAGATGACCGCTAAACCCACAGAGGAACAGATGTTCATGGAGCGTGCCTGATGTCTGACAACACCGCACCCGTGCTCACACACACGGACACGGCGGTTCGCGACGAGGTAGCTGCGGCTACTCCCGAGAACGCGGGCCACCGCAACCCTCCGAGCGGGGACAAGTACAAGGCGGAGGTCAACAACCTCCTCGACGCCTACGAGAAGAAGCAGGCGCGCATCGCCGCTGAGAAGGCCAAGCAGCCCAAGCAGGAAGAGCAGGGCCTTCTCGAAGGTGAGTCCTGGGACAGCATCTATGCTTCCCAGCCTGCCGAAGTTCAGCGTGCGATGGCTGAGATGCGGAAGGCGTTTACAAAGAAAACGCAAGAGCTGTCTCAGGAGCGCAAGCGGCTTGAGGCACAGAACAACGCGCTCATCAAGAGCGGGCTCATTGAGCAACTGGCTGCCGAGGCAGACAAGGCACCAGCGGACTTTGACCCGTTCAACCCCGAGCACGTTGCCGCTGCCATTGAGGCGAAGGTAGCCAAGCGCCTCAAGGAAGTTCTCGAGCCGTTGTCCCAGCAGCACGAGCACACCGAGCGCGTGGCTAAGTACGAGAACTTCAAGTCTGAGCACCCCGACCTGCTGACCGACCCGGCTGTAAAGGCCGGCGTGAGCGCAGCTCTCAAAGCCGACCAGAACATCTCCCTTGAGGCGGCGTACTGGCAGGTGAAGGGCAAACTGCTTTACGCGGAGAAGCAGGCGGCAACGGAGCGCAAAGACCTTGAGCGTCGTGCCGCGAGAAGGGCAGCCGGTGTCGTAGACCGCGGGGTCAAGCCCGGCACTCCCGTCATCAACTCCCCCGATCTACGGTCAATGTCGGCTGTAGACATCTACAACACCTTGAAGGCTGCACGCGGCTAAGCTACAGTGTGGCTGACCACTCGCGGACCCTTCGGGATACGCCGCGGCCGGTTGGCCCCGTTGTAGCGGACACGCCTGCTTCGTTCACTTCCCACAAGAAGAGAGTCGTACAATGCCGGTCACCACTGGTGTTCAGAACGACATTCTTGCCAGTACACTGCGCATCCTTCGGGACCGGGAGGTTGACAACACCTTCCGCATCATCCCGCTGCTGAGCGCAGTGCAGACGCTGGGGAATGTCGAGGAAGTCGATGGCGGTAGCTACATCGACGCCCCGGTCATCCTGACCGACCACTCCACCATCACCCAGCTCACAACGGGCTACGAGGCTGTCTCTCTGGCAGTCAAAGACCCGCTGCGGACTGCCTCCTACTCGTGGTGCGATGCGGCTGCGCCCATCGTCATCACCCGCAAGGAGGAGCTGTCCAACAAGGGTGAGCGTGCCATCATCCGTATTGCCGAGGCGCGCCTCAAGCAGACGATGGGCATGTTCAAGCGCGAGGTCGAGAAGCAGATCATCGCTGGTTCGTCCACCATCCTGACCGACCTCCAGACGCTCAACGGTCTGGATGCTGCGACTGGCTGGTTCGAGGAGCTTGCCTTCGGCTCGCAGACCAACACGGTCGGCGGCATCTCGAAGACCGCGTTCCCGACCTCCTGGCAGAACCAAGTGCAGAACGGCAGCTTCGCGGCCAACGGCCTGAAGAAGATGCAGCAGCTGCTCATTGACTGTCAGCAGTACGCGCCCGAGGGCGATGTGGACCTCATCCTTGCCAGCCCGCTCAGCTACGGGCTGTACAAGGACGAGCTTCAGCAGCTTGAGCGCTACGTCTCCGCTACCGAAGAGCGCAACATGGCGGGCCGTCTGGCTCTCCAGTTCAACGGCGCGGCGATGTACATCGAGCCCAACCTCGGCTTCACGGGTTCTGGTGGCACCAACAAGATGTCGATGTACTTCTTGAACACTAAGCTGTTCAACATCTACTTCGACAAGGACGCCAAGTTCGAGCTTGGGGACATGGAGACGATCAGCGGCTACGCGGCGATGTCCGCGCAGATTGCTCTTCGGATGCAGGTCACCACGCAGAACCTGTCTGGTCATGGCATCCTCACCAATGCGGAGACCTGATCATGGCAACTTCCACTCTCCTCCAGTCCCTCAACACTGACGCCGACTTCGGCGGCGTGAGCACTGCTCGCACCTCGAACCGGTCGCAGATTGAGACCTTTGTGGTCCGCAACACCAACGGCTCTGGCGCCACCAGGGCCGTGACGGCGGGTCAGTGGGTGTCTTTCGACACGACTCAGACGGGCGCCGACCGCGTTCGCTGTGTGCGCGTCATCGATACCTCCGGTGGCGCCGTCGCCATCGGTGTGCCCGTGGTCGGTGTTGCTCTCGACACTGTGAGCGTCGCTGAGCCCAGCGTCTCGGGGCAGTCGGTTGAGGTCAACATCCGGGTTGTTGTCGGCGGCTACGCCGAGGGCGCCTCGGTGGCGACCGGCTCCACCAGCGGGCTCGCGCTTGCGCTGGACACCACGACCTCCGGTCGGGCTACCATCGCGGACGCAGCCAACGTGAACATCTGCGGGGTTGCCCTCGAAGATGCCACTAGCAACGCTGCGGACGTTTGGGTGTTGAAGCAGTTCTGACCTCCGCTGCCCGCTTCCCAACGGGCACTCCGGCCCCGTCCGCCCCAAGCGGGCGGGGCCTCTTGTCTTAGGAGCTTCCCATGCCGGCGTCTGACCTCAAAGAACTGCGCGAGTTTGTAGCCAACGTCCTTGACTACAACCCGGACAACCCGAACTACGCGCGTCAGGTAGATGACCTGCTCAACCAAGCAGACCGGACCATCTGCCAGGAGAAGCCGTTTACCTTCATCAACAAAGTTGTTGATGTTCCCGTATACAAGGATGTCGCTTTTACAGCGTTAACGCTGACGAACGGCACGCAGGTAGTCACAGGCCCAGCGGGTTCCTTCCTCGCCTGGATGGCAGGACAGGAGATTGAGGTCATCGACTCCACTGGAGCGAAGCAGGTCTACCTCATCAACAACGTCGTCTCCGACACTGACCTCCGCATCGACCGCGACTGGACCGATACCACAGGCTCTTACGCTGCGACCGTCATCAACCGCTACATCGACTTGCCCCAGGACTGTACAACGGTCCTCGGCATCGCGCGTCGTTCTCAGACCCGCACGCCTGATGACCCCGGCCTCCTCGACAACCTCGCCCGCTACGAGGATGAGTGGTGGAACCTCCCGCTGGGGGAGATCAACCTCCCGGTCTACTGGGTCTGGTATGACCCGTACCATCTGCGCGGTCCCCGCAGAGGCTTCAACCTCGGCACTACGCCGGCTGTCGGTCGCGGGGTGCGGACCATTGAGTTCACAAGCACGCTCGTCTTCGCCAACAACCGGGAGAGCGCGCACGGTGAAGTGGTCGCCATCACAGCCACAGACACTCAGGACATCGTACTGACGCCCTTCGCGCAGACCACGAACAGCGGACTGTACAAGCGCTACTACTGGCGCAGCACACAGTTCGGGTACAACGCATGGCGGCTTCTGGCTGACCCCGTGAACCCGGGTCAGTACATGACGCTCGCGCCCACTGACGTAGCTGCGCGTACCCTCGTTCTGGATGTCGCATCTCTCGCCAACTCCGAGGCGCTGTTCAATGACCCGCGCATGGCGAACCCGGACGGGTTTACGCATCGCGTGAGGCTGTACCCGCGCCAGGACAAGGACTACATCTTCCAAGTCCGGTACATGGTGCGGCATCAGACGATGCAGGAAGACAATGATGTATCCCTCATCCCTCCTGCCCATCGGATGATTGTTGCCTACAAAGCGCTGGCAGACGTGCTGGTCAAACACGACAACCCATCTCAGTCCGAGCTTTACCGGCGCCGGTTTGAGGCAGAGCTTCTACAGCTCGAGAAGCGTTACCTCATCACGACAAGCAGACGCATCGTGAAGGGCAACTGGCTCAGCAACATGGAGCCCAACTCCTTCAACCGCTTTACTACGCTGGTGCATACATGAAGGCTCAAACGCTCCAGACGCGCGTTGTCGCGGGGATGCAGCTTACGCTTCCCCAAGACCCTGAGAAGGCCAACCTCATTGAGAACTGGACGGTGGACCACGACACTGACGCGCTTGTCTCGCGCATCGGCTACGAGAAGTACCGCCCGGACCCAGCCGATGCTTGGTCACCCTTCTCCGCGCTGGGGCGCATTGACAGCCTCTACGTTCTTCAGCAGTCCACAGCGGGCGCTCGGCAAAGCATCTTGTTCGAAAGCGGAGGCACGCTGTACCTGTACTACGAGGTAGGGCAGGCCAACGTCTTGCTCAACCTCCGCTCAAGGACGGAGCCTACTTCGACAGACACGGCCTCGGTTTACGCCGAGTACGGCGACCGCGTGGTCATCACCAACGGCTACGACGCGCCCATCGTTGTGCGGCCGTGGCCGCTGGACATCTCGGGGTCCATCACATCCACGCAGCTTGCCCAGCTCTCCCGACCCGTGGGCTGGTATGGCAACCCGCCGCAGCCCGACCCGCTAAAGGTGGCACCGCTGGATGCTTCGAATGGCGGAGCGTCTACCCAGTTCTTTACCGGGGACAGCACCCGCAACTACTTCCCGACCTCCCCGCAGACAAGCGGCTTCGGGAACATCTTCGGCATGGGCTTTGCGGATGCCACGGACGGGGGCATCGACAATGACTACCAGTTTAAAGTCAGCTTTATTAGCGACACCGGCTCAGAGTCCCCGCTGTCAGAGGCCGCCATTATTAGCTGGCGCATCAGACCCGGGCACAGTGGTTACCGTTACGCGCCCACCATCCGCATCCCGACGGGGCCCCCGGGCACTGTGGCGCGACGCATCTACAGCACGTTCGATGACCAGACTGACTTCTACTTCTCAGGAGAAGTTCGCAATAACGTAGAGGATTTGTTCCACTGCTTCAGGCGGTCAAGCACCTTTACTATTCCCGCCCCTCTCGCGCAGGACAGCAGCATCTTCCCGGCAACGCGGGCGAGGTGTTGTGCCATCTTCAATGACTGCCTCTTCCTCGACGGAGGTGTGGATGACGGCAACCGCCTTTACTTCTCAAAGCCGACGCTGATCGACCAGTTTGGTGCTGCCGACTACATCTCGCTCAGCACCGGAGGCGGGGCAGTCACCGGGCTGTATGCCTACTACAACAACCTCATCGTCTTCCGCGAGAGTTCGGTAGACATCCTCTCCGGCCGCTACCCCAACTTCCAAGTGCAGACACTCTCGCGCCAAGTCGCGTGCAGGTCGCCTTCCTCGGTAGACGCGGTGCCAGGACTGGGCGTTGTGTTCCTGTCTCTGACTGGCATCTTCCTCATCTCAGGCGGTACGGACGGCGGCTCTGTAGTGCGGCTGGAGGAGATCGGCGCGGACATCCGTTCGGAGGTCGAGCGCCTGACCCCGGAGTGCGCGCCCCGCGCGGTGGGTAAGTTCAGCCCGACCTTGCAGGAGTACCACCTCTACATCCCCGCAAACGGTAACGACCGTCCGAACCTGGGCTTCGTCTACCATCTCGAGAAGCAGGGCTGGAGCATCAGGTCCGGCTTCCCCGTCGGCTGCATTGACCGCCTTCACAACGGCACGCTCATCTTCGGGCATCACACGGGCAACCCGTCGAACCAGAACGTAGAGGCCGGGCTCTTTGTCATCAGCGCAACTCGCGCGATGGGCGGCACTCTTGTCGAGGATGCCTACGCTCCTGGGCCGCCGCCTACCTCGGTCTATGAATGCGCGTGGCAGGACTTCGGAGACGCGCAGATAAAGAAGCAGGTTCAGTATGTAACTCTGTGGATAATGACCACGGGCGATGTCTCGCTGAACCTGAGCTACTTCAAGGACTTCGAGTACACAGCGGTCGGGAGCGACAGTAGGTTCCTGTCTCAGTCTCCTGACCGCGAGAGCCAGCCCGTCTACGACACCGCGCTCGTTGGCACGGCTCAATGGCAAGACCCGCGACTGGTCCCCATCCGCATCCCCGTGGCGTTACAGTCTTGCAGCTGGTTCAAGTTCCGGCTGGAGACCAGCGACGACATCATGCTTGTGGGCCACGAAATTGAGTTTGCAGCACGCGGTACAACCATCGTCGCAGGGAAGACCTCATGAAGCAGTGGACTCAACACGATGCGCGGGCTGACCAGCTTGTAGAAGCGGGGCAGTTTAACGAGCAGCACAAGTCCTTCCGCTCGCAGATGACGGGCCTGGACCGCAGTCAGTACCCTGCTTCCTGTCTCACACAGGGTCGGGTCACACAGTCCGCGCTGCATCACACCTGGGTCTTTAGTCCCTGGGACACCGGAGTAGCGAACGCGGAAGGAGAGCAGACTGTTCTTCGCGCGGACTCTGCCAACACGCTTCCAGAGCAGTTCCGCGCGGTCAACTACTTCAACTATGGCTCAGGCTGGCGCACAGTCTTCGAGACCACGCTGTCCCCGTTCAAGGGCGGTAACCTCTTAGTGGAATGGTATGGCAACAGCTGTACCCAGACCATGTTTCAGTGGACAGACAACGCGCAGTACCTCGCCTCTTCCAACAAGTTCGGTACACACAACTACCACTGGGTAGGAGTCCGCATCCTGTTCAACGGCGTAGTCGTGGCAGAGCGCCTGGGTCCGGCAAAGGGCATGGACTTCTTCAGCATCGTCGGCGCGCAGCAGATGCCTTCTGGTCCTGTAGTGATGACCCTCCAGTTCAAGCCTCCTTCAGCGGGACCGGATGACCCGTACACGGACACAGGTGGGGACCACCTTTGCCAAGCGCATGTCTTCGGCAACCGGGTCTTCGCCATCGGGAGGTTTAGATGAGCCGCATCTCCAGACCCCCAGTCGAGCCTGGGCAGGTCACAAGCGCTACGACCCTCAACAACACCTACGCTGACTACAGCCAAGCAGGGGCGCTCAATGCGGAGAACACACGCGATCAGGCGTTTGATCTACCACATTTTACTAACGTCAAGATAATAGAGAATCGCGCTGGGCCGGTCACTCTCGGCAACAGCCAGATGCTCCATCTTGCCCCATTCCTTGTAGTCAACTCCAACCTCGCCTCGCCTCCGACCGTTACGCCGGTACAGACCCCGGCCGGTACAGAAACCCGGCTGGACTTCAGCGCGTCGCCCTGGGTCATCCCGGTCGGGCAGTGCCTCCGCGTATGGTGGGACTTGTCCGTCTACTTCGAGATTCCGTCGCTTGTGCCGCTGCCCTTTAATCGTGTAAATGCACTCGGCCGTTACCAACTCTCGAACGGAAGTGGCGGCTTCCAGACCATCACAGACGGGATGCACTGCTGGCTCGCCTACCTCCAGTGGGACATCACCTCCGCTGCGCTCACGAACTGGGTCGCTGTTCCTGGGCAGCAAGACCCGTCGGTTAACCTTGGTGGCTCGGGGTATGACGGCTTCTTCTTAAACAGCATGAACGGGGCGACAGTCCTTAGCCCGTGGATGCTGGACGGGAGCGGCGATCCCGAGAACGGGACGATACCGAACAACGGCACGGACATTGAGCACGGCTGGTATGGGGCGCACAGCATGTATGTTCATGCCCCTTCTCAGCAGGTAACGGTCTACGGCATCCGCATCGTCCTGACCGGCATCCTCCATCCCGCGCACTTCGCGGGGTCTGGCCGCAATGTGCTCATCTATGACTACACCGCCGCCGACGCTCTCGTGCAGATGACGTACTCTTCTGGCCGCCTGAGTGCCCTCCAACAGCGGATGTACTGATGGCCTACGCCGCACCAAACAACTTTGTAAACGGCAACCCGCTTGACGCCTCAGACCTCAAGGGCAACGATGATGCTCTGAAGATTTACCTCCATGAAGGTATCATCAATAGTGACCTTCTCAGCAGCGCGTGGGTTCAGACCCGCCATGTACAGGCACCCATCCTCGATGCTTACGCCGGTGTACAGCACGGCATCACGGGCTACCAAGGCGCGCAGTGGGACGGAGGCACGCTGGTTCGCTGCCAGTTCGCCTCGTCCTTCCTGACTGGCGGTGCAGCAGGCGTGACTACCGCGACCTGGGAGGTCATCCCTCAGACCGCGTTCACGCTCGATCTTAGGCGAACAGCGACCGTCGTGTTCCACTGGTGGATGGAGAGCTTTAACGGTCCCGACGATAACAGCGCGCGACTCACACCTACTGATGCGTACCTCTACGTCGCGGACTACCTTGTCACTGGAACCCCGGCGGCGACCGCGAACAAAGTCGTCGTGCCTGCGTACCAGAGCGAAGTGGTCAATAACTACGGCGGCTTCAAGTCTACGTCACCCCCGAGTGGAGCACTCCGCCCGTATACTGTTGTCGGTTATGGGAACCTACAAGGAACGAAGGTGTTCACCGCCACCAACAACCTGACCGTCGGACTGGCGCACATCTCCACCATCGAGCGCAGCGCCATCATCAACTGGGGCATCGCCCTCGAAGTGTACTACCTCTGAGGTGACCCTTGGCTCTTCCCGCACTCGCCATCCCGATCGGCATGGGCGTAGCCGCAGCCGGCGGCGCCATCTCTCGCGCGTCTGCTGCCCGGCAACAGGCGGAAGCTATGATGCCGGATGCGTACCAGCGCCGACTTGAGGAGCTTCAGGCTCGACAGCGCGCAGGTACTCTCGGCCTGACTGAAGCACAGCAGGGCCTCATTGAGTCCGAGGGCGCAGCGGCACGCGCGGCTGTGGCGGCCGATGCCCGAGCCCAGCAGCTACAGCGCGCGCAGTCTCAGAGTGCAGGCTTCGCCGGTCGGGACATGTTCCTGGCCGACCTCGCCAGCCAGCAGACGCAGGCGCAGATGATGAGCCAGACCGCACAGCAGATTGATGCGGCGAACGAGCGCGCACGGCTTGAGCAAGAGCAACAGCTTCTCGAGCTACAGCAGCGTGAGGCTGATGCGGAGGCAGCGCGCAGGTCCATCCCTCGCCAGTTGGCAGCGGACCTCTTCGGCGTCGCAGCATCAACGGCTGGACAGGCGTTCACTTCCGCGCAGATGGCTAAGCAGCAGAAGGACCTCCTCGCCGCACTGGCCCGTGGAGACACCGCTGCCCGCAACCAAGCGTTCTACGGACAGATGGCAACGAGCATGGCCGGGGCGTTTAGCGGTCCCGGGGCTGTTCCTCAAGGTTCTTTCGGTGGACCTGGGATGCCTGCACAACAGCGCACGGTGCCCCAAGGGATGCCGTTTACGCCACCATCGGCCGCGCTCGGCCCTGTCAGGGCGTTCCAAAGCGCCGGGTCAGCGGGTGTTATGGGAGGCGCGACGCCGACCCTCGTTGGCTACGACCCGGTTACGGGCGCTCCCATCTTTAGTTCTTACTGACGCGAGGGACACATGCCTCTTCCGCGCTCCCAGCTTCCCTCCTTCGTCAACCAGTCCTTCCTCTCGCCGGGGGAGCAGCAGAACTACAGCTACGCTCAGCAGCTCTTCTACCGCTACCACCCGTCTGTTCTTCAGCGCGAGATGTTCAACGAACTTCTTGCTGACGAGAAGTACAAGGCGGCTGAAGCGGCGCAGAAGCAGGAGATGCTTGAGCGCAGACTTGAGAACTTAGACAGCCTTCTCGCGCGTTACCGCGAGACTGGAGCAGGCCCAAGTGGAAGCACGAAGCTGGCAACGTCTGGTACTGGCCGCGGTGGACTTGCTGGTGGTCGCGGTCGTGGCGGTGCTGGGGGCGGTGGCGCTGGGGATTCTCTAGACTTTATTCGCGGGATGACGGCGAATGAGATCAACCGTGCCGAGGCAGGTCAGAAGGGTCTCGGTATTGTCGAAGACCTGATGGCGGAGGCCGACCGTAAGCCGCGCCAGTACGGGCTGTTTGAAGCGGACTTCGTGTCCAAGATGGACCGCCTATACGGTGCTGGGAGAGGCGCACCCACCAACCTCGCTCTTGAGCTTGAGCAGGCGTTCTTCGAAAACCAGCGCCAGCTGGCTGGTTTGCAGGACGCCTCTACGCTGTACCAGCGGAAGCGGGCGGCGACTGACCTGTTCTACCAGCTTCGGCGTCGGTTCCCTTCCAGCTTCCAGACCGAGGCGGGTCAGCTCAGCACACAGGGCGCTGAGATTATGGCCGCTATTGACAATACCTACGACACCGACGGGTTCCTAACTTCGGCGGCTGTTGCCGGTGTTGAGCCACTGACCGTCGTAGAGAACGAGCGCAACGAGCAGCGGCGCGCCTACCTCGGACAAGCCGGGGTTGGGGTGCAGCCGTTTGAGGAGCGTGGCCGGGAGATTCTTGGCGGGCTCAGCCTCTCTCAGAAGGACGCTGACGGGGACGGTAAGGTCTCTGCTTCTGAGGAGACCGCGGCAAAGAAGAAGGCGATGGAGATGGCCCGCAAAGAACTGGGCATCGCAGAGCCTTTGACCGAAGAAGAAGCACTGTTTTTACAGCGTTACACAACCGCTTTAGCTGATGACGGCAGAGCGACCGTAGACGAGTTCGCCGGTGAAGAGGAGTTCTCCAAGGCCAAGGCCGCCTATGACAAGGGCGCACGGGTAGAGAACCTGCCCCGCGGTGCCGCGCCGTTCTACGACACCACCTACCTTCAGCTACTTGAGGAGCGTGCCGGTGTCAGACAGAAGGTCGAAGGCATTGAGGGTCGCGTCGAGAGCCCCGCGCAGGTTGCGGCCCGTCGGGCACTTCAGGACATCGCGATGCCGGAGGTCACGCAGGAAGCTCTGGATGCCGCCACTATGGCTGGTGGTCCTCTGGCCGCAGACGCACTACCGGGCGCGATGAAGCGGTTCGTGCGCGTTGACGGGCGTGTTGAGCCTGAGTCGCCCGTTGAGAAGTTCGCGCAGCAGCTCATCGAAGCTGACGTGATGCGCTACCCTCAGTTCCAGCAGTTCGCGCAGCAGGTCACCAAGCGGTACGAGAACGACCCCATCAAGCGGCGCGAGGCCCTGGAGTATTACGGCGCATACTTCCACGCGCAGCGCATGAAGGAGTCCACGCTGGATGAGAGCCGGCTGACAGGTAGGCCTCCCCCTGTAACGGCTGTAACCCCTAAAGTAGAAGAAGAAGAAGTAGGGGTTACATATATGAAGGAGGAGCCGGCCAAGGATATAGTCCCGCCTCCTCCGGCACCTCCTGCTGTACCGCCGTTACCCGTTACACCGGCACCTGAGCCGGACGTAACGCTGACCGGGGGATCCCTGGACCCTCGCCTTGGCGCACAGGTTGACCCGTCAGACCCGCGTTACGCATACAAGAAGGTGGCTAACGGCTACCTCATCTTCCAAGACGGGCGCTACACTGGCGAAGCTGCTCCAGGCTCCCGGGCCTTCCAGTCCATCGAGCAGGTTCTCGATGGCGGGAAGCCGTTACCCCGGGGGCCCCGGGGGCCCAAACCCCCAGGCGGAACTGGGGATAAGGTGTTCAACCCGGTTACCGGCAAGTTTGAGTGAGGTGGACTGATGGGCCGCTACATCGTTGATGGTCAAGCCTACGTCTTTCCTGACAACTTTACCGACGAGTATGTTGTCGAGATTCTACGCCAGCAGGGGATCATCAAGCCGACCAGCGGCCCGCAGGTTCTCGACCTGCTTCAACAGCGCGGCCTTGTAGGCCCGCTACCTGAGCCCTACGTCTCCCCGAAACCCGGCCCGCCTCCGGGTATGCCGGGGCCCGGGGAGCCTGGGTTCAGGCCGGCTTCATCCCGCTTCATCGGTATGTCCACGGCGGACATTGACCTGGGCGAGAGCCCCGGTGAGGACATCCAGTTCGCCCCGGGCACGGGTACTGTCCCGCTCTTCAATGTTCAGCTTGAGGAGCGCGCACCGCGCGAGCCCGTCTTCCCGTCCTTCACCGAGTACCCGGAGGCGGAGGTCGCCTTCCAAGAGGGCGCGCCTGTCACGGGTAGACAGTTCGACCTACCCACTGAGACCTTCTCCCTCCGTGACCGGCTGGCTAATCTCCGTAAAGAAAAAGAGCTTGAGTATATTCGTGAGGGCTTCTCTATTTCTGAAGCCGCAGACAAAGCCGACGCCGACGTTAGTGCCGTGCTTCAGCGGCGCGTGGACGTAGAAGGGCAGCCCACCTCCCGCGGTGTGGGCGGACTCGGGGAGTACCTGCCTGTACCGCCGTTCTTCCGCGAGTCGCGGATTGACTTTCGTCAACCTGAGTTGACCATCGAGGGACGGAAGCCCAGCGACTACGAGCTGATGCGGGAGTCACTTGCGCGTCAGGTAGTAATGACGCCAGAGGAGGCGCTTGAGCGGCGGAAGGTCCGGTCGGTAGAGCGTGAGCTTGCGGCTCAAGAGATTCCCGAAGTCCTCATGTACCGGCCCGAGTACGAGGATGAGGTACGAAGGGAGATCGCGGAACGGGCGGACTCGTTCTTCGAAGACATCCTGACCGACATTGACCCCGGCACTGGCGCTGTTCTCGAGACACCGCTTACCGCTGTTCTTCGCAGCACGGGGCTTGTCTCCACGCTGGTAAACGAGGCAGTCCTTGGCCTCCCGCTGTTCTACGATACCGATGACCAGGGCCGCCCTGTTGATGAGAACCAGTTCGCCTACAAGGCGCACAAGTTCCTTGTAGACGCGGCAGAGGCAACAGGCGTAGACCGGGCCGCGGCTGAGAAGGCGTTGACCGGAACGGTAGGCCCCACCGCTATCCCCGTCCCCTTCTCGGGCATGAACCGGCAGAAGGCCACGCCCATTGACCCGACCGCCGTTCGCGGGGCCTCGGAGACTGAGACGTACCTGGGCGACGTGGCCGTCTCTCTGGCAAAGGGCAGGTTCCTCGGAGACGAGCTTTACTCCATTGACGGGTACACAGAAGACCTTGTTGACTACTCCATCCAGAACAATGAGCAGGGCACTTGGCCCTATATGGAGGAGACGGCGCTGACAACCGCGGCGCGCTACGCCCCCATTGCCTTCGGCGCCGGGCTGGAGATGGTCTACGGCGTAGGCCCGCTGTCCGCAGCGGCCAAGGTCGCGCGCGGTACAGGTAAGGGTGTGGCGACCACTTCCCGCTTCGTAGGCGCGGCAAACGCGGTGGCGGCACAGGCCGGGAAGGTGCCCAGCGCTAAACTCGTAGGCCTGATTGATGACGCCGCGCGGGTTGGGGAACTGGCGGGTGAGGCTATCCAGCACCCGGTCGAGATGAGCAAGAGAGTCCGTCACCTGCGTATCGTGCAGGACTTGATGGACGGCATGCCGGACAAGCCGGACATCGACCTGCTGACGGACATCAGCACCGCACAGCGCGCGGTTAGCGACGCCATCGCCAAAGACGTAATGACCCCTTACACGATGGTTCAGGCTGTTCAGTCTGGAGCCATCGACACTGTGGGCGACCTCCGGCGCATCGCGGGTGACAGCACCTCTGGCCGGGCGTTCCTCGCAGACATGGGCATCGCGGCGCAGCCCGACAACGCGCCGTTCGTCCGCGTGCCGGAGATGCAGGAGGCCCTTCAGCGCTTCCGCTACAGGGTGCATAAGCCTGAGATTGACGCCATCATCGGTAAGACCGACATACCAGATGAGGTCAAGGCAGCCCGCATCTTCGCCCTCCTGGCCGACCCGTTCGCGCTTGGCACGCCGAAGTACGGCCCTCAAGCCAAGCCGTACTACGACTCTATTCTCATCTCTGAACAGCTTAGCGGTAGAGCTAGACCTAATGCACCTCTGGTCGCACTGGCCCGCAAGGCGATGGGCGAAGAGTCCGTAAAGGACCTGGGCTTTGCCGACATCTTCTCTCAGTACGGCGATGTAGACGTACTGCCTTACATGCCCGTGCGGGCAGGCGCGCCCATCTACAAGTCCATGCACGAGTTCGGGGAGACGCTGGCTGACAGCGGCCGGCGTGTAGTGGAGGCCGTCGAGGTTCCCGGGGAGCTTCCGCGAGGCACGGTACAGCAGCGCATCTTCCGCGGCCCGTTCGCTGGCAGCTACCTCCGGCGTGTGGGAGGGACTGTCCCCACACCAGCGGACATCAAGAGGGCCCCGGAGGTTTACCGGGAAGCAGCCATTGGTGCAGCTTCTCGAGGTGTGCAGGCTACTCTGGAGAACGTCATCCCGAGCGACTTGGTGTTCGTCACCAGCACGCTCATGACCCCTCGCCAGAAGCTCTCCCGCGCTGACATCGCCAGCGTCGGTGAAGAGATGCGGCAGTACGAGCGGCGTCCCATCATCGGCCCGCCGGTTGATGGCAAGCGCGTCGTGCTGTACCAGTGGGAGCTTGCGCCGGACAAGGCCATCGAGGCGCTGGGCGGGGCTGAGGCTGTTCGCCGCTCTACGCTGAAGCAGTCCATCGTGGGCGCTTTGAGCCGGGGCGAGGCACTGGCTCCGGCGCAGCATCAGGCGCTTGAGGACGCGCTTCTCACGCAGGCTTACCGTCGTGTCCTTGGCGACCGCGCGATGGAGGCGGTCTTCGCTGGCAGACAGACAGAGCAGGCGCGTGTACCCAGCGCTTCCCTCGGCCTGTTTGAGACTGCGCTGGAGACTACGGGCGAGGTTGCACCGCGGCAGTCACGGGCGCTGGCAGAGGCGCGGGAACCGTCCTTCCTCTCGCTCCCGTTCCAGGCCGGTGCCATCGGGCGCAACCTCGTTGGTTCCGCGACGGTGAAGGCAGGCAAGCAGTTCAAGTCCGACAAGCTCATTGAGTTCGGCAAAGAGCTTGACCGCGTGGCCTTCTCGCAGACGCCGGTGGGTCTGGAGACCGCGCTCCGTACCGCTGAGAACACCATCTCCAGCATCCCCGACAACTTCCAGCGGGAGGTGCGGGACGCTGCCGCGCGCATCCCGAACCCGGAGATAGCGTTCAACACGGTACTAAACAGGCGTACCGCCCGCGACCTCAAGGCCGCGCGTGAGAGCCTGACCACGCAGGTAGACGCGCTCATCGCACAGGGCGTACCGCGCGAAGAGGCGATGTCCCTCCTCGCCTACCAAGCGCGCGCGGGCACCAGCCAGGAGGCGCTGGGCGAACTCATCGCAAAGGGAGCGGCGCTTGAAGGGGCTGAAGACCTCGCGCTACAGTCCTTCCTCGACCCCGTGCTTGAGAACAACTGGGCGACTATCCTTGAGTCGTTCTTCGGCAAAGAAGTTTACGCTACCCTCATCAACCCTCCTGGGAGCACGGCCTTCTTTAAGTATGTAAAGGTCGGGGACAACTTCCGCCCCATCGCGGCTGGAGAGGTGAGAGAAGTTCTTCGCCTCATCCGCGATGACAACCCGACGCTCGAACTCCGCGGGGCACAGCAGGCCAAGTTCCCCGGGGGCGAGATCCTTACAGCGCTGACCAAGGGCCAGTTTAAAGGCACTGACGACGCTGTGTTCCAGACCCTCGCCGCGTGGGCGATGGGCAAGGACAGACAGGCCGCACTCGCACAGGCGGTGGACACGCTGATCAACGACAACCCGTGGATGGTGACTGACCTCGCACCCTCGCTCACCGCAGCCGAGGGTGGCTTCCGCGCGGTCAGGGAGATTGACGCGGTGGTCAGCGCCCGTGCAGCCGTAGTCAACGGGCTGGCTGGCATCGGAGCGCAACCGGGCACGGCTCGAGAAGCGTTACCGCCCGACACGCTCGCGGCCATCCGTCGCGCGCAGTCCACTTACGGCACCTTCCTTGTTGACCCGTACTTCGGGGGAAGGCCTGAGTTCATCGGCGCGGGCGCCCCGCCTGTTGGTACTCCGACTCTGGAGCAGGTCCGAGCGCGTATCCCTGGGACTCCGTTCAGGGTGCCGTCGTACAGCGTGGAAGAGCAGGCCGCCCGGCTGGAAGAGATAGAGCGCGGGTTCGCTAAGGCGACCGTCTCGGAAGAGGTCAAGACCCGTGTTCTTCCTCGCATAAAGAAGATTAAGGAAGACATCGCTGAGCAGACAAAGGCCATCAAGCAGACCGAGAAGGAGCAGGTGCGCCTCCGCAAAGAGGTTGAGCAGGCTGAGGCGAAGCTGTCTGAGTTCCCCGGTAAGACCTTCAGAGATAAAATTGAAGACGCACAGGCGCGGCTCGGACAGGCCATCCGTGAGCGGGACAGACGGGCGGCTAAGCTCGCGTCTAAGCCCAAGGACAAGCAGCTTAAGTCTGACTTGAAGGAGGCGGAGAAGGCAGTTGAGATGCTGCGTAGCCGCATCCGCATGATTCAGAACGAAGCCAACAGGTTCTACGATCGGCTGACTAAGGCAGAGAAGGCGTACAACGACGCTGTTACTGCCGCGCTGGACTACTACAACGACACCGTGCTGCCGTTGCAAGAACTCCTTTGGAGGCTGGAGCGTGCCGGTAAGAGAGCCGAGCAGGAGCCCGCGCTACTGGAGCAGGCCGCGCGTATGGGTCCGCGTGTGCGGGAGCTTGATGAGAAGCTGGCACGCGCTCTCCGCAACCCGCCGCAGCCGGGTCCGTTCACGCGCCAGCTCGACAACATCACCGTGCGCTCGTACCGCAACCTCAACCCGAAGGCGCGCGCTGAACTGGTGAAGCACGTCTATGGGCAGATGCTTGCGGAGAGCACGCAGAACCCTGAACTCCTGTTTAGTACCGCAGATGCTCTAGACAACCCGCAGCTAAACCTTCTGTTCTTCGAGAAGAAGGCGACGACTGAGGCCCTGCTGAGGCTCTACGAGGGCATCACCACAGCTGGCGCACGCAACAAGGGGGTGTTCGAGAACCTTGATGACCAGGCTCTTTACGACGCCATACGTCGCGCACAGAAGTCTCTGCTTCCCGCAGAGGAGCCACGACTCGGGCCTGTGTACCAGCCGCGTGCGATGGAGCTTCCGGCTACCGAGATGGGGCCCGTGCCTCGCGCGCCAGAAGAGCCGGTCGCCCTACGGCCTATGACCGAGGGCGAGATGTCGGCGCGTAAGGGTGAAGTCGTCGAGGTCATGCGCCGTGCGCTGCTCCAGAACGCGATGGAGTCCTTTGTGCTCCCGGCGGTTGATGAGATGCAGCAGAACGCCCGCGCTTACGGCTGGGCTCCAGACCTACGGGCTTCGCGGCAGGACATCGTTGTCTCCGTCGAGGGACTAAACCCGCGCGACCCTCGCTTCCTTGTGGCTGGTCAGGACTTTGTGGACAGCCTGTCTAAGCTCCAAGCGGCTTCTCGAGATGGGAAGCTGGGCGAGAACCTTGACGCGCTGATGAAGGCTGAGAAGCTACAGCGCGCACTTGGGGGCGATGCCAAGGCTGGCGCTGAGTACGCCCTTCTGAACCTCTCGCAGCTCCTCGCCTACCCGCGCACCGTGGCCGCGGGAGGGATGCTGGCCGGCGGGTACTACCTGTACACGACGGAAGACGGGACGCCCATTCCTCTTCCCGCGCCTAACACTCGCTACCTCGGCATGAACCTCGCCACCGCGCCGTTCATCCTCGCTACGACGCTGGGCGCAGCGGGTGCCATCCGGCTCGCTCCCGGCACCCTCGGCCCTATGACGCAGACCGCCGAGGTGGGCAGGCAGGTGGCCGCGCAGGTGCCTGACTTCCTGCGACGCCCGCTACTGGACACCATCACTCCGGGCCGTGCTGACGAGGTGCTGTTCACTTCGCAGACAGGCAGGCAGTGGGCCCGGGCTGAGTTCCTTGAGGCCGTGGAGCGCAACTCCATCAACATCAGCGCGGGTGGAGTTGAGTTCTCCCAGCAGTACGCGCAAGAACTTCTTCGGGATGCACGCCTCACCGCTGAAGGAGTCAAGTCACCTGCGCTCCGACAGTACCTCCTCCGCAACCTCGACCCCGGTAGGACGGGCATCTTCCAGTACGCGGCAAACGCTACCGACAAGGCCATCCGGCAAAACGTGTTTGCCAGCGCGCTGAAGGCGGGGATGACAGAGGACCAAGCGGGGCAACTCGCGCGGGCTTCTATGCTTGACTACGGGAAGTCTCGTGTCACGAGCAACCCTGCGTTTAACTTAAACAAGTACATCATGTTCCTCGCCTTCCGCGAAGCCATGATGCGCGAGACACTGGAGGCGCTGACCCGCGACCCTGCCAGCTTCAACCGCCTCCTCCTGGCCCACAGAGACTTGTCGAAGGCGATGGATGAGGAGATGCAGGCCGACTACCAGCGGGTTCGCATCCCCTTCCCAAGCTCCTTTATCTTCGACAACAGCGCCTCCGCGCGCGTCTACGGCCCGGTCACGCCGTCGGTCGAGATGTACTCGGACGCCGTGCAGTTCGCGGCCTGGGCGCTGCGCGCCGGGGCAGCAGACGCGCCGCCGGGTGAGGTGGCAAGGGCCATCGCAGACGAGAACCTGTCCCCGCTCATCTCTATGGTGATGGCCGACTTCGAGGCACAGGGCGGCGGGCGAGGGGGCAAGCTGCCGGACGAGTGGGTTGCCTACGCGGTCCAGAGCAGCCCGGACAAGCTGTGGCCCTGGATGAAGGGTGAGTTCAACATCAAGGCTGTCACTGAGCCTGAGAAGATGACGCCCGGTCGCTTGACCGCGGCGGACCCTACCGTCCCTGGTAGCCAGAAGACTGAGTACCGCTTTGAGAGCGCGGCCGATCAGGCGCGGTTCCTCCGCTTCCTGTCCACGCTACAGCTCCTTGGCTTCCAGCGCACGACCACGGACTACACCAAGCTCGGGCTGACCTACGGTGTTGAGGATTTCGTTGACCCTAAGAAGCGTGGGCTGCCCAGTACCTTCGGGTTCGCCACAGGTCTCGAGACCCCGATGGGTGAGCAGTCCCCGGAGGCCGCGGTCATGCGGGCGCTGGGTGAGCAGGAGCGCGCGCTTAGAGCTAAGCAGCCTTCTCGGTGATACAGTGACCACGCCAGCCGTCCAGAAGGGAGGGGCTACATGCCAGCTAGACTTCGTACATTCTTCCACGACCACATCGCGGCTCCGAGCCCGGCACCGTCGCTTAGCAACGCCTTCGCGCTGCCGGACGTTCACGAGCACAACTTGCTTGAGGGCGCGGTTGACTACCTCGCCGCGGGTCCGTTCCAGGCTCGGGTGGAGAGCTTCCACCTGCGGGTGGAGAACATCACCGGCACGCCTACGACCATCACGGTCAAGCTGTGCGCTGATGCAGCCGGGGACTTCGCGCTTGTTCCCGCGACTACAGCGCCCCTGGACCCTGGGCTGACCACAAACGACAGCGCGTGCGCGGCCATCAAGGTCGGTATCCCCGTGTTTCAGATCTTCGGTGGGGGCACCTTCTATTTGTTCGCCCACTTAGACGCTGGCACCGCGGACTTCGCGCAGAGCTGCGTCACTTGGTCGGAGACCTGAGATGCCCATCATCCCAGCCTTCGACCCCGCGACCGGTGCAAGCGGCGGCGCGCCTGCGGGTGCTGTCGGCTTCGAGTGGCGCCAGATCACCGACCTCAACACGCTGACTTTCAGCGACCCTAACTCCCTCGTCACTAGCTACAGCGCCGCCGCGGGCCTGCACAGCTTGACGCTGGCAACTTTAGGCGCGTCAAATGTAGACTATAACTACGGCAGCGGCGCGAACTTCACCGGCGGGAGATGGACCTTCCCGCTGACCTACCAGGACGGTTCTCCCGTTGTGGCGGGTGACACCTTCACGCTGCACTCGAAGGTGACTGACTTCACCGTCGGGGCCGCGCGAAATTACAACATCGCCTTCGCAGGCGTCCAGAACCCGACCAGCACGGTGCTCACGACGATGGACGCGCTGGGATGCACCTTCGGTACTACCGGCGTCGGCACTCCCCTCTGTGGGACTTGGCGGAGGAACGTGGTCGGGACCACCAGTCTCGCAGGCGGAGTCACGGTCTACGGGCAGTCCCTATTCGGTGGACTTCCCGGTAAGGCTAAGGTAGCTGCCAGTGCGCTCCTTCAGTCGGCCTCAGCTGCGGCGCCGACCAACGGCCTCGATGCCAACGCGCTCACGGTCGCCGACAATGCGCAGATGTACGCCATCATCGCCGTCGGCACCCTCGGCACCGTGACCACGACTGGCGGCACAGTGCAGTTCAAACTGTACTTCGCTGCCGACAAGCTGAGCTAAGGAGCCGCCAATGATCGTCATCTCTACCCGTAGGGCCGGCGTCTTTGACGAGGACGGCGTGTACCACGAGGGCTGGGAGCAGGTGGTCACCCTGACGGACGGGGAGGCCAATGACCTTCTCAGCCGCTATGACCCCGCCTCCGGTACATCGCCCGGCGTGACTGACGCGCGGACTATGGCGCGACCCATCCTCAACGCCATTCTGGAGCAGCCATGATCATCGGTCAGGTTTCGCCGGAGTTAGCGCCCTACCTCGCAGGTCCGGGTGCAGCCGTCATCGCACTCCTTCTCGTTCTCGGCGGGCTGTATGGGCTTGCAGTACGGCATCTACTTCCACTTCTGGCGAGCCTGGGAAAGCGTCACCTTGACCAAATCGACGCCCTCATCGCGACTCAGAAAGAGGAGAGCAAGGCCATCACTAAGACCCTGGCATCTATCGACCGCCGCCTCGCGGTACTGGAAGGGCTTACTGATGGGGCAGGCTTGAACGTCAACGCGGGTGCCCTGCGACCCGACTCCCTGGCGGGGTGAGCGATGAAGAAGGACCGCACAGCCTGCAACAAGCCGCGCCGCATCGGCAAAGGCGAACTCGGGTACGGGCGGAAGAAGAGCGTAGTCACCGCCTGTAAGGGCGGGGAGAAGAAGACCATCATGTTTGGCGACCCAAACATGGAGATTAAGAAAGACAACCCCGCCCGTCGAAAGAACTTCCGCAGCCGCCATAGCTGCGATGAGGCGTCCGCGAAGGACAAGTTCACCGCTCGCTACTGGAGCTGTAAGGCTTGGTAGTCCACCCCACAGGAGTCTGAGATGAAGTACATCCGTCCCCGCAACCTCGTCACCGCCGGTGCCACCGTCCTCAAGTCTGCTGTTGTGGCAGGCACTACGTCGGCTACCAACATCGCCGTCACGGGCATCCTGACCAGCGACGCGCTGGCTGCTGTCGTCCGCCTGAACCGTGATGCGACCGCTGCGAACATCGATATCAGCAGTGTTCTCAGCGAGGCGAGCATCACCTCCAACGGCAACATCCAGCTCTCGACCACGAACACGACGGGCGACAGCCTGCTTGTGCTCTGGCAGCCGAGCACGGTCTGATGCCTAAAGACGCCTGCTACAAAAAGGTCAAGGCTTCCTACGAGAAGTTCCCTTCCGCGCGTGCATCTCAGGCGATTGCCAAGTGCCGCAAAGAGAAGGGACAGGTCCGCAAGACCGAGGAGGGCTCGAACCTAAAGCGTTGGCAGGCGGAGAAGTGGACTGACCAGAAGGGCAAACCGTGCGGGTCAGGTACATCTGGCCCGTACTGCCGCCCTTCGCGTAAGGTCAGCCCGTCTACCCCGAAGACGCGCAGCGAGTTGTCGTCGTCCCAGGTCAGTAAGGCGACCGCGGCAAAGCGCGCGGGTAAACGGGCGCCCACATTCAGGCAGAAGAAGTGATCAAACAAACCGTCAAAGGCAACAGCCGCAGCCTGCTTCGCCCCATCCGTACTGTGGTGAAACAGGTTGTGCGCGTAGTGCGCGAGACCATCGTTCAGTCCACAAACTCGGGGAGCTTCTGATGCTTAAGAAAGTAAAGGGCGGTTACAAGGCCGCCTCTTCTTCCGGCCGTCCGCTGAGCAAGAAGCCAAAGACCAAGAAGGCTGCGATGAAGCAGATGGCCGCAGTCGAGATCTCGAAGAAGAAGCGCGGCAAGTAAGTCTGTAAAAGCAAGACCCCCGCCTACATGGCGGGGGTTCTTCGTCTATTCGAACCGAAGTAGCTTACTCCTCTACCACTTGGAACCTTTCTCTAATTTTTCTGCGATGCTCTTGTCATCCTCTATGAGCAGGAGGTTCTTCTCTTTGAAGAACTTACTCTTGGCTTTCTTGGCTGCATCCAGCGGGTCGCTCATGGCTGGGAGCGAAAAGAAATACAAGCACTCCTTAAGGGGATGGGGAAGGCAGTAGCTCTCAGTTGCCATTACTGTCATGACCGCGAGGGGGAAGGAGCTGTGGGGCTCCACCGTGATGTCCTTGTCATAGACGAGGCGAATTCCGCGGAAGTAGTTCTGTAACTCACGCCTCTTGGATGGCGAACAAAGCATGGACTCCATGCCCTGTGGGGCGCGCTGAGGAGGGGCAATCAGCTGGACATCCGTCTCCTCCGCCCACTGCACCGACTGAGGGGGATCACCGCGCCGGCCCTTCATCTCAACCCCATTCACCTTTAGCGCCACTAAGTCCCACATCCGCAGCTCTTCTGCTACCTGCGTGGGGATGGGGAGGCGGTTCACAATGCCGTCTTGGTCGTAATTCTCCACAACCGCGATCTCGGTCGGGGAGAGGTCAACTACGAAGCCAGTGATGAACTTGGTGGTCTTAGACATGTTCTCTTCCTTTTTACTGTAGGGTTCTGGTCATCGCGTATACCGCGACACCTACCATGCTCATGCCAATCATGATTCCGAGACACACGGCGGCGAGCCACAGGTAGAAGGACATCTCATACCTCAGCGGTCATAGTGCGCGCTGAACACGAGCGGCACTTGGGGACTGGAGAGGCGAAGGCACCCTGCCATAGCCTCGGCTAGTGCGGGCTTCCCGTCTACCGGCGTTAGCTCGGACGGGAACGACTGTACGGGTCCAGAGATGGCGAGGACGCCATCCGGGTACTTGGTGAAGGGAGAGCCACAGCGGCTTGTGACGAAGGGCATCTCGCGGTCGATCAACCACCACGCCTTAGACGCATCGCGCAGGTACAGGTGGTCTATGACGTTGGCCTTGTCGATGACGGCGAAGAACATCCACTGATGCCCCCCAGCCTTGCACATGTTCTGTACAGGTGTACGATGGTAAGCCATTAGCAAGCCTCACGGGGGAGTTCAGGAGTTACTTCAGGTGCGTGGAACTCGCAAACAGGCACGAACAGGTCTGTCCCAAACCGGACGTACAGCTCTTCCGCCGCACGGATGGCATCTTCTAGGTCGCGGTAATTACCGCCGTGGTACGTCGTAGGCTTCAGAGAGCCGTCAATCTGGGGCACTTTGCGGTGGAGCTGTACCCTGTACACCGGCGTGCCGTCCTTGAGGGGACGCATATGCACCCCTCGGTAGCCAGTGTTGCTGTACGACCGCTTGTTCTGCGAGTTCTCGGCGGCTGTCAGCGCGCGAAGGTTGCAGCGCCGGTTGTCGGTGCGGTCGCGGTTGATGTGGTCTACGAAATTAGGCCCCGGGTCGCGGCCTGTGTACATCGCGTACAGGATGCGCGAGACGCTGTAGATGCGCCCCTTAATAGTCGCGCCTGAGAGCGGGCCGAAGGTGCGGCCGTTGGACTTGCGGGCGAGGGTGCCAGCCTCCGGGTCTGCGACGAACAGTTCGCGGAGGAGGGGTAGCGGAGGGAGTTTGTTGATCTTCATCGCGGCTCCTTGAGCGGGTTGGAGTGGGTGTCCGCTCATGATTCTGATGTACCATACGAATCGAGGGTGCGCAAGCATTAGTTGCCTGCGCACCCGAAGTTTCTACTACGGGTAGAACTTAGGCTCAGACTGCTCTGCCTCTTCCGCCGACGCTGACACCCACACGCGCACAGCGTTCTTCTGCGCGGGCACGCGCTTCTGTACGGAGACAAAGCCCAGTCGCCGGCAGGATGCACCGAGCGTGCGGCCCATCTGGATCCGCTGGTTGTGCGGGATGTCGAGGTAGTTCAACAACTCAATCATGCTGAACTCACCCCTGTTGCGCGCGCTCACCGCCAGCACGGCCTCGGAGTACGGGTCCTCCTCGGTGTACGCAGCAGCGCCCTCCTCCCGCAGCTCCTCCTCTTCAGGGGAGAGCCACCACAGGTAGTCCTGTCCCGGGTTGGAGCGGTAGACCTCTACGGCTTCGGCCCACAGCTGGTCTACCACCTGTTTCAGCCCGTCGATGTCCACGCCCTCTACGGTCACAGGCCAGTAGCGGCGGGAACCTGTAGGGTCGCGCAGGAAGTCGCTGCTGTTTGAGGTCATCCCGAAGACGACGCGCCGCGGGATCTCGATGTCCGCCTTGCCGTAGGGCAGGCGAAGGCGGTCGATCCCCTCGCTGAAGTACTGCTTCAGCGCCTCCTGTTCCCGCTTGCTCATGCCAGTCGCCTCCGGCCACTCGACTACAGCGTAGGCCGAAGCGCGGCGCACGATGTCCTTGTCCGCCGGGTCGATGGCGACGGCGGCGAATGAGCCCATCGGAGCGATGACGCGGAAGAGCGTGGACTTGCCGATGTTTTGCTGGCCCTGTAGCACGAGCACAGAGTCCACCTTGCAGCCGGGCGAGTAGGCGCGGGCCACGAGGGAGAGGAACCACTTCCGCCCGTAGATGTCGGCCATCTTCACCGGCTCGGACGACGTACCCGCGCGGGCGTCGGTGTAGGCGGTAAGCCAAGTGTCCAGCCGCTTGACTCCATCCCAGGTCAGCCCGTCGAAGTAGTCCTTGATGGGGTCATAGCTGTCTTCCCGTGCGACATCCATCACGGCCCGGCCGATGGTCTCAAACGAGATGCCGGTGAAACCGTAGCGGTTCTCGATCGGTTCTACAAACTTTGGGCCGATGGCGTTGTCATCCAGCCGTTCGCCTCCCACCTCAGCCGACAGCGAGCGCAGGTTGAAGCGCAGCCGGGGTAGCGTGGAGTCCTCCCGCAGAAGCCGGCACAGGTTGGAGTAGTTGGCGACCGGCCGGGGTAGCTCTATGAGCGAGGCCTCCTGGCTAACCGTGGCCGCGCGCAGCCAAGAGACCGCCTCCTTCCGCCGCAGCAGCGCGAGCTTGATGGCCCGTGCCTCCGCAGATGCGGGGGCGAGGGACTGAAGCCGGCCCTCCAGGGCATTAGGCATGAGGGCCGCAGCTACAGCGAGCCTGTCCGCATCGTCCGCCTGTACACAGGACAGCGCGACGGCGCGAAGCTGGTTGCCGAGTAGCTGGGACTCCTGCCCTTCCCAGGAGTCCTGTACCTTTACGTCTACCCAAACATCGGCGTGGTTCGTAGCCTCATCGTCAGACAGTGTGCTTGCCAGGGTCATGCAGTAGCCCAGGCACTCGGCCACCTCACCCGCCTTGTCCGCCGGAGCGGAGACAAGCACGCCGTCGTGCATCGGGAGTAGGACGCGCACGCCCAGTCCTACGCTAAGCACCTCTTCCAGAGCCGTGCGTAGGGCCTTGGCTTCGACGCGCATGAGCGCGACGCCAGCCCCGGAGTAGGCCTTGTCAGCGTCGGCCCAGCCGTTTGCGAGCGCGTCAGCCTGAAGCTGGAGGCGGTAAGCGTTCGCCTTGGCCCAGCGTGTCTCGAGCAACTGGGTGGCGTCGGCCAAGAACTGCCGTGCTTCTGGTTCAGCAAACATCTTTTTCAGCGCGTTCATACCGCCTCCATTGAGGAGCGTAGCGAGCCCAGCCTTTACAGCCTTACGGTCGCGGCCGGGGAAGAGGTTGTTGTACAGGTCACCGGAGCGGAGGTCCGCCTGAAGCTGGGTGTCGCCAGAGTAGAAAGCGAGGAGCTGCCAGTGGCTCGCTCGCCAGTCCGCGTAGACCAGCACCTCGCCCTCATGCGGGCTGGTAAACGCAGCGCGCAGGCCAAGGTCTTTGGAGAGGGACTGAAGCGGGAACGGCTTTGTGGTGTACGTCCGGTCATCGCCATCCGGCTTGCCGCGCGTGTGTAGCTTGATGGTGCCGCCGTTCATCGCTGCGATGATGGGCCAGTGCCGGACGCCCTGGTCATGGAGCGCCAACCGCTGTGCGTCATCCGCCTTGGCCTCGGCATCTTTGAGCAGCCGCGCGAAGGAAAGAACGTTGATGCCTAGCATCAGCTCTGAGAAGATGTTATGAGTGGTCATGGCCTTCGTCCTGTGTGGTGTGGGGCTGAGGTCTCAGAGCCCCCGGGTTGCTCCCCCGGGGGCTCGTCGTTTGTCGGGATCAAGCGTTCGCGCCGGAGTGGATGGAGTTGACCTTGGGCTCGGTGTACTCCCATGACCTCTCTTCCAGCCAAGAGATGTAGCTGTTGACCTCCTCCTCGTCTACAGGACCGTAGACAGTGGCGTCCCCAGGAACGAACTCCTCAGTCGCGGGAAATAGGGAGTCGAAGTCGTCGCACTCCTTCCAGTCAGTACCGTGCTCAATGATGGTGTCCACCTCAGCCTCGACCTCAGTGGCGGGCGGGTTGACGGCGCGACCCATGAGGGTCCAGCCGGCGCGGTAGTAGCAGGTGAAGAAGACATCGAACGCCTGCTCCAGCGCGTACTCGCCAACCTCCCGTCCTCGCGTGTAGAGGTCGTCGATGTACATCTCCAGGGTCTCAGCGTCCCAGTCGGAGAGGCCGACGCTGGCCTCGCGAACGAGCTTGAGAGCGGCGCGGTAGGGGACGGTGTTGTTGGTCATCTCTGGCTCCTCAGCAGGCGGGGTGTTGTGGTGTCGCCCGCTGATGGTTCTAATCTATACGAAGCCTACTCCCCTGGCAAGCGTCACGCCCAAGAAAGTTGAGCCGTGATGAAGATTTCTTGAGAGCGTGCTGTTCATCGATGTTCTCGAGGGCGTAACGTGTAACGTCGCGTAACGGGTAGCCTACCAGATCTCGGAGACCGGAGTTCATTATAGGTCCAGGGGCCGCTGGCCAGAGATATAGGTATAGGGAGGCGAACCCTCTCTCCTACATGTTACTAGTGTTACAGACGTTACACACACACTTTAGGGGTTATATGTATCATAGGACATAGTAGGGATCGGCCTTCTCGAGAACTCCAAAAATTCGCTGGCTGTAACGGAGCTGTACCGGCTGTAACGGCGGGCCGCCCAGGGCCCCCGCCCAGCGGCCCACCTGTAGATCGTCAACCTCAGTTGACGACCGTGTTAGCAGGTGGCTATGCTGTGTTAGATCAACGACAGCATCCGCGGCAGGCAAACGCGCGTAGGAGGGGCTGTATGACGGACGCGATGCAGAGATGGTCATCCCTTGAGAAGACCCTGACGCGGCTTCAGCTGGAAGTAGTGTGCTGGTGCGCAAAGTGGAAGAAGGAGCCGTATGACGCTTCGCGCGAGGGACTTTGCGGGCCGACCATCATCACGCGCTGGGGACCGAGGAACGTGCGCGCATGGGTAGCGCTCTACAATGAGGCGCATCCAGACCCCGATGAAGTGAAGGTGCAGGTAGTCGAGGACCTACACCGGCTAGTGCCGCCCGCCCTCGACATCATCCGGGACACCGTGACACCAGGGGGAGACAGCCATCCCGCGCTGAAGGTGCGTACCGCCCAGTGGGTACTGACCAAGGCCATTGACCTTTGCGATGTGCGAACCGCTAAGGAAGGGAAGCGCGATGGCGGGGTAGCTGATGAAGGGGAGCTTGAGCTGGCTAAGGTTCTCACTCTTGTAAAGGACTAAACATGTTTGCCGTCATCGACACTGAGACAACTGGTTTACCTGATAATAAATACGCCGAGCCTGTGCAGGTGGCAGTGGCTTTATTCAGTAAAGATGGCACCGAGTTTGACTCCTTTAATCTTACGGTATTGCCGAACATCATCGACACCACGACCTACCACCACGCTGAGCGCATCCACGGCATCAGCCTCCTTCAGCTTGTAAAAGAGGGCACACCGGCAGCGACCGCTGCGGAGCGGCTGCGGGCATGGTGGATCGGGCACGACCGCCCCATGCTCTACGCCTACAACCTCTCCTTCGATGAGGAGATGCTGCGGCGTATGGGCTTCGCGCCCAAGGGGTACTTCGGGCCGTGCATCATGCGCGCTGCGGCTGAGCGCGTGGGCAGGACTACAGGCCGCGTCTCACTCGACAGCGCAGCCCGTCATCTTCAGGTCCCCGGCAGAAGCGGCAGCCACCATCACGCGCTGGAAGACGCGCGCCTCGCTGGGCGTGTAGCACACGCGCTCGGTCTGTTTGCATGACCTACGTCCCCTCCAGCATCCCGGGCCACATGCACTCGGCTGTACGTCAGATGCTGCGGGACCGGCTGACGTTCTGCAAACTGTTAAAGATTAAGAACAAACAGACAGGTAGATTCGAGGAGTTCACGCCAAACGCTGCACAGAAAAAGCTGTGGGCGTTGATGGACAACCACAACAGGGTCATCGTCATCAAGGCCCGACAGGTCGGTATCTCCACCTCGGTTCGGGCGTGGCAATTCCACAAGGCATTTATTTCTGCCGACCCTACGACGTATGCAGTCCTCAGCTTCCACGACCGCTCCGCCAAGAACCTGCGCAAGATGGACCGTCGATGGCTAAGCGAGTTGCCTCGTCTACTTCAGCGCGACCTGTATGTGGACAGCGCGGACGACACCATCTTCGCTGACACCAAGGCTGGCTTCAGCGGGTTCACTACAGGAGGCCGTGGCGGTACACGCTCCTTTGAGTTCAGCGGTGCCCACCTCTCAGAGTTCGCCTTCTACACCGACCCCGATGAGGTCTTAGCTCAGGCGCTCAGCACCGTGGGCGATGGACCGCTGGTCATCGAAAGCACAGTCAACGCACCGGGCGATGCGTTCCACAGGTTGATCGAGGGCGCACCGGAAAACGGCTGGCAGGTCTTCACCTACTGGTGGTTTGAGCACGAGCCATACCGTGATGACAACATCCCTCCCGGCTTCACCCGTACCCAGGAGGAGGAGGACTTAGCCGTCCGCTACGGGCTGGATGATGCACAGCTCAACTGGCGGCGAAAGCAGATCGCGACACTGGGCGTCGCCAAGTTTCGCAGGGAGTACCCAGCCTGTCTCGATGACGCCTTCCTCTCGAGAGACAACACCTACTTCGACCCGGCTGACCTCGACAACATCGAGCAGGTCTGGTTCGACTCAGCCAAGCGCGAGTTCGAAGAGCCCGACGATGAAGCCCACTACGTCATAGGCGTGGACGTAGCGGGAGGAACAGGCGGGGACTACAGCGCTCTTTGCGTTGTAAATCTGCAAACCCTTCAGCCCGCATACATTGAGCGCTCAAACTCTTTGTCCCCCGTGGACTGGGCTGCACGGGTAGTCACGGTCGCACAGCGGTACAACGATGCCCTGGTTCTTTGCGAGTCAAACAACCACGGTCACGTTGTACTGCGCGAGTTACACGCGCTGCACTACAGGAAGGTATGGCTCGACCATGATGGCAAGCCCTGGACTACTACAGTCAAGTCAAAGCTGGAAGCGTATGAAACATTACGCGAGCACATTAAAGCTGGCATCATCTTCAGTCTTGACCAGTCCACACTCCAAGAACTACGAGCGCTCGAAGTCCGCAAGGTCACACCCGAAGCACCGTCAGGACTACACGACGACCTTGCGATGGCAATGGCGCTCGCGTACCGTGCGGTCAGGTCAGCCCCCGCTTCACAGCGCAGAGAAGCACAGCGCGGGCACATGGATGACTTCATCAAACGGCGCCGCATAGACCGCATCCGCCGCAACGCACTCCCCTGGAGCCGTGCTTTATGATTACACCAAAGACCGCCCGTACCATCTACGAGGCCCACAACCGCTACTGGGATGAGCGGCGACCAGAGATGCGCAGGCTGCGCAACGCCTACCTCATGCGCTACTGGCAGCGCAGCCGCAGCTACGATGACTCGCTGCTGATCGAGACATCGCGCGCGTATGAGCTGATCGAGAGCTACGTCGCCTCTCTCTTTGTCCGCGACCCGTCCGTTGTGGTCAAGCCCGACCTGCGCGGGAAAGGCGACCCTGAACTGACAGAGGAGGTCGCTAACAACTGGCTCCTCAACACACGGCGCGAGATTGAGGACGCCCTGAGACTGGCGCTCATCTACCCGTTCGCTGCGATGAAGCTGTGCTCCAACGACACGGCTGACGTTCTTCGGCGGGTGGACATGACCCCGGTCGG